CTACTAGATCAAGAAAAGCGAAGGGGCGTAATCTACAAAATTTAGTAGTAGCTAAACTCCTAGAACATGCACCGGAGCTAGAACCTGATGATATAAAGGGAGCCATTATGGGAGAGCAGGGGATGGATGTAAAGCTCTCTCCCGCTGCTTATAAGGAATACCCTCTGAAGATTGAGTGTAAAAACCAAGAGAAGTTTAAGGGAATATATGATGTATATACACAAGCAGAAGAACACAAAGGAAAAGGTGAACCTATCGTTATACTAAAGATGAATAGAAAAAAACCATTGGCGATAATGGATTTAGATTTTTTCCTTGACTTTTATAAAAGGATATGCTAACATGGTAGACAATTGGAATGAAAACTTTGATGAGGAGGAGCTTGAATCCTTACAAGAAGGTAGGTACTATATCATCTTTAAACCTAATCCAGAAGATGAAGCTACTTTTTCTGTAAAAATAGCTGATACAACTCCAGAAGAGAGAGAATTTAGTAATCCTATGGAGGGGCTACCTTCAAATGTTTCAGTCTTAGTAGTCAAAGGAATAATGTATATGCTAGATAATGAACTAGAATATCTAGTAGAAAAAGGTGCAGAGTTTATACAAGAAGAATACTTTTCTTTAAAAAAACAAATGTTTAAAAATACAGATAATGTTCTTGTATTTGATCCAAAGAAGGTAAAACATTAAAATGGGTTCATGGAAGGAGATTAACATGACAGACGATGAATGGGATGAGATCAATAGCCCAGATCACTACAATAATAACACTATTGAAACCATTGATTTAATTCGTGATAGTATGCAATCAGAAGAGTATAGGGGTTACTTAAAAGGAAACGTCTTTAAGTATGTTAGTAGGCATCGTTATAAAGACAGTGAAAACCCTGTAAAAGATTTGTTAAAAGCTAGATGGTATCTCTATAAACTTATAGAGGATATGAAGAATGATGGGTAAAAGTGAGACTTTACAAGATAAACTACATATATTTCATCGTGCTTTTAAACATCCTGTAGGACTAAAGTATCCTAAACCTTCTGCTTTAATGGATGGAGAAAAAGACTTAAGGAGAAGGCTTATACAGGAAGAATTTAAGGAGTTAATGTATGCTATCAGTAATGAAGAAGATGATGAAGTTCTTAAAGAACTCTGCGATCTGGTTTATGTGTGCGTTGGCTTTGCTGTTACTTACGGCTGGTCTTTTGATACTGCATTCAATAGAGTACATTTTTCGAATATGTCTAAGTTGGACAAAGAAGGCAATCCACTCTATAGAGAAGATGGTAAAGTCATTAAGTCTAGCTGCTATGAACCACCGAAACTTATGGACTTAGTTTGATGGCATATCCTATTATTCTATCCTTCTTACTGTTATGGTTCATTGCAGTGATGTTTGTTACTTGTGATGTTATTTTTTAAAGGAGAACGATATGGAACTACCAATTAATCTTGTTAATGATATTGTAAATTATCTTTCCCGTCAACCGTGGAGAGAAGTTGACAACCTGATTAAAGGAATAATACAAGCTCAAGCGCAAGAAAAGTCTGCTGCTGAAACAGAACAGAAGGAGTTACCCTTAGCATGATACCTACAGATTATCAAGCATTCATTCATCAATCTCGTTATAGTCGTTGGCTTGATGGAGAAGGGCGTAGAGAAACATGGGAAGAAACTGTGAAAAGGTTACTAAATTTTTATAGAGACTTTCTTAAAACTAACCATAACTACATCTTACCAAAAGAGGTGTATACTGATCTGTATGTAGCTATTGTAACTATGAAGATAATGCCTTCTATGAGAGCTATGATGACTGCTGGCCCTGCATTAGAGCGCAACCATATTGCTGCTTACAACTGCTCTTATCTTCCTGTAGATAGCCCTCGTTCCTTTGATGAGTGCTTGTACATACTTATGCATGGTACTGGTGTAGGTTTCAGTGTAGAGAGACAATTCATCAATCAGCTTCCTAACATCCCTGATCAGTTTGAATCCAGTGAAACCTGTATCGTTGTACAGGATAGTAAGGAAGGATGGTTTAGAGCATTTAAAGAATTGATTAATCTTCTGTATGCTGGTCAACAACCTCAATGGGATATGTCAAAAGTTAGACCTCAAGGTGCTAAGTTAAAAACATTTGGTGGTAGAGCAAGTGGGCCTGAACCATTGAATGAACTATTTAAGTTCACCAGCAATATGTTTAAGAATGCTCAAGGTCGTAAGCTAAACAGTTTAGAATGTCACGATCTAATGTGTAAGATTGCAGATGTTGTTGTAGTTGGTGGTGTTCGTAGGTCTGCATTGATCAGTCTATCTAATCTTAGTGATGATCGTATGCGTCATGCTAAGTCAGGTGATTGGTGGAACACTGAACCACAAAGGTCTTTTGCTAACAACTCTGTTTGTTATACAGATGGTTTAGATACCGGCTCGTTCTTACGTGAATGGAGTTCACTATACGATAGTAAATCTGGTGAAAGAGGTATCTTCAATCGTAATGCTGCACAAGCACAAGCTGCTAAGTATGGTAGAAGGGAATCGGATATAGAGTATGGTACTAATCCTTGCAGCGAGATTATACTACGTCCTAAACAATTCTGTAATCTAAGTGAGGTTGTTGTAAGAGAAAACGATACACCAGAAACACTACAAAAGAAAATAGAGCTTGCTACAATTCTAGGCACCATTCAATCGTGTTTCACTGATCTAAAAGGACTAGGTAGACAGTGGGTTAAAAATACAGAAGAAGAAAGACTTCTTGGTGTATCTCTAACAGGAATACTAGACAATGCTATGTTGGCTAATAAGACAAAGGATAGTCTTCCTGCACTATTAGGTAGTCTTAGAATGACGGCAGTTCATACTAATCGTAAGTGGTCTTCTCTATTTAATATAGAACCTTCTGCTGCCATCACTTGTGTTAAGCCTAGTGGAACTGTTAGTCAGTTAGTCGATGCTGCTTCTGGTATTCATCCAAGACACTCTGAATATTACATTAGAACGGTACGTGCAGATAAGAAAGACCCGCTAACTCTCTTCATGACAGAAGCTGGGTTTCCTGTAGAAGATGAGAATAAGAAACCAGAAACAACGGCTGTATTTTCCTTCCCTGTTAAAGCACCAAAAGGTGCAATAACTAGGCACGATATGTCCGCTGTTGATCATCTAAATATCTGGAGTATCTATGCTGAACATTGGTGCGAACATAAGCCTTCAATCACTGTTAGTGTTAAAGAAGATGAGTGGTTAGAGGTCGGTGCTTTTGTATATAAGAACTTCTCTACCATGTCTGGAGTAAGTTTTCTTCCTATGTCAGAGCATATATACGAACAAGCACCATATCAGGACTGCACTAAACAAGAGTATGAAAAGCTTTTGAAACGTATGCCAAAGAGTATAGATTGGAAGAAACTTGGTGAGTACGAAAGAGAAGACAATACTATTTCATCACAAACATTTAACTGTGTAGGAGACTTTTGTGAAGTGGTGGATTTGGTGTAGTTGTTATGCAATTTTTTCTTTTTGATGATTTACCTCATGAACATGTAGAAGAAGAAGATGGAAAGGTATGTGAAACATGTGGGGTTAGAAAAAAGTGGGAACTTTTTGCTTATAAAGGACAGGTTCAACTTTGGTTAAGGGCTGGTATATTGTCTTTAACAGACGGAGTTTTAGAAGACAAAACACAGTACAGGAGACACTGCCGTAAATGTGAGGCTAAAAAAAGGAAATTAACTGGCCTCTTACGGGAATCGGCTCCTCCTATTCCAGACTGTTGCGATTGTTGTGGAGTTTCTTTTAAAAGTTTAGAATCAAATATAAAAAGGTATAATACAATGCCGCCAAATTATTTAGACCATTGTCATGATACTGATGTTTTTAGAGGTTGGTTATGCCATAGGTGTAATGTTGGAATAGGTTTTTTAGGAGATACTTTAGAAGGACTAAACAAAGCTATTGCGTACTTAGAAAAGTTTGAAAGGAGCAAGGATGTATAATACAATGGATGCGTTGAATGTTAGGTCTAGTGAAGAGATACTACAGAATAACGTTAAAGAACTTCAAGAGCAATTAAATCAAGCTCATATAAGGATACATAAACTACATGATGTTATAGAAGAAATGAAGGCATTATCACAAAGCTCTACTGATAGTCTTATAAAATCTATTAACATTAGTAATAGCAGGTGGGAGAATGAAGATGAAAAACGACATAGAGATGGATGTAGTTAGTGTTGTTGAAAAAAAGTTAGTTAATGTACGTCAAAAAGTAGCAACTTTATCTTACACAGTTGAAAAGCTAAAACGTGATTTAGTTAATGTAGAATTTGAACTTAGTG